GTTTCCCAGGACACTCTTCGATGCCACCAAAGGCCAAGCCTAACCCCTATTTTGCCGATGGCCGATACTTTCTTCTCACGTACGCACAGTGCGGCACTCTTGATGCATGGACCGTTAATGACCATTTGGCGTTCCTTGGAGCTGAGTGTATCATTGGACGAGAGTTGCACGCTGATGGAGGTACTCATCTCCATGCTTTCTGTGATTTCTCCCGCCGATTTCGATCCCGACGATCCGATGTCTTTGATGTTGGAGGCCGCCACCCGAACCTTGTTCCATCTTACGGAAAGCCGGAAGGCGGTTACGACTATGCGATCAAAGATGGAGACGTGGTCGCTGGAGGGTTATCTCGGCCGAGCGGAAGAGGAGTTTACGAAGATGTGTCTTCGTGGAGCATTATTGTCGGTCAAGAAAGTGAGGGCGAGTTTTGGAAGTGTGTTGCACGACTGGATCCACGTGCGTTGTGCACCAATTACAACAGCCTCCGAGCATATGCGAACTGGCGCTACCGACCCGCTCCTGTTCCGTACGAACATCCCGCCGGGATCGAATTTGAGCTCGGAATGGTACCTGAGTTGGCTGTCTGGAGAGAGATCGCTCTTGGAGCTGATCGGGAACGAGGTATGTCTTGACCGTCGACTCTTTGCGCGCACGGCCCCTCGCCGCCTCGGGCGTCGTCCCCCGGAGGGGGGCCTCGTGCGCCGCTAGAGTCTCGAGGTCGCTTATTTCAGATCTCTACTAGGGATAGTGGCGTAGTGCTAACTTGTTTAGGAAGAGCTAAGAGCTTAGTCATCTTCGGCGATACCCGTTTAGGAAAGACCCTGTGGGCTCGTTCTATTGGCCCCCACATCTACACTATTGGTCAGATGTCAGGTGAGGTCATCCTCAGGGATGGGCCAGACGCCGACTACGCTGTGTTCGATGACATGAGAGGTGGACTGGAATTCTTCCACGGTTGGAAGGAGTGGTTTGGGTGTCAATCCGTGGTTACAGTCAAGAAGTTGTACAGGGATCCTGTGCAGATGCCCTGGGGGAAGCCTGTTATCTGGCTAAGCAATCGTGATCCTCGGGACGAGCTGCGTGACAGCATTACGAATCACACTAGCATGGGCAAACAGGCATCAATTGAGGGGGACATCAAATGGTTGGACGGAAATTGTATTTTTGTGGAGTTAGATCACGCTATTTTTCGTGCCAATACAGAGTAGATGAGATGTCGCATCTCAACAGATCAGTAGCGGTTCCACCGGGTCCACTTGTGAAGATGTCCCATACGTAATAGTCTCCCATGCCGGCTTTAGAATCCACCGAATAGTAGCTCGTTGTCTCTGAGGTCCCTGACTCATCGTCGTCGTACACTATATTCTTGTTCATCGGGTGATACATTTTCTTCTCCATGACCGTGCCATTAGCGTTACCGCTTCGGTAGGTCCAGGTTCGATCGTACTTCAATGAGATACGGCGAGTATCAATGGGAGCAATGATGACGTCACTCCAGTCGACACCCTGTGCGCCCTTGAAGATGACGGAATTGATCTGATTCTGATAGTTTGGGGGTATTGTCACCGCTTGATTGAACATAAGTCGCGTTAAACCGTTGGAGTTCTCCAGGTAGAGTTGATTGGAACCGGTATCGCCGGTGAAGTTTGATTGGAAGGGCTGTGCGCCTTTGAAAGTGAAACAAATGCGGCGGTGGAACCACGGGACGCCTGACGAGGTAGATAAGCGGAGCTTCTCCGATAGGCCGCGCATGTAGCACGTGGTCGAGGTGCGTGCACTCTCTAGTGCAATCGTGGCTAGGTTGCTGCCTACGACGAGGTCGCGAGCAGTCGGAACCCACAAAAAGGATCCACCGGTATCACCTTTGACGTAAGCGGCGTCTGGCCTAGGCGACACTTGACCGCCTGAGGTGGTCGTGTTGGTCCACGTCAGCATGGTGTCCCGCTTCTTCCGGCTGGTTAGATTGAGGATCCGCTTTTTCGACATTGCGCCCTTTTTGCGATAGGTCCGTCTCTTTTGTTGGGAGGCTGGGCGGCGTCCACCACGCCTCGCGGTACGCCCGGTTCGCCTTTTTACCCGTGATGAGTAAGACTTGCGTCGGTAGGCCATTTTGATGTGTCATTCTGAAATAAGGAAGGGGGGGGAGTGAGGGGGGTATTTATAGGGGGTGCTGTGTCCTGTGTCCTGGGTATAGTATTA